ATGAGTATTCAAAAAATCAAACGCAAGTCAAAGCCTTTTTTAGCGCGCGTAAAAACTGTTGACGGGAAAAATATATCGGCAACTTTCGCCACCCGTTCGGAAGCGGAGGAATTCGAATTAACACATAAAAAAGAAAAAATGCTCCCTAACGATCTTCATATCAGCGCTTCCGAAAGAGTTGATATGCTAAGAATCAAGAATTTATGTTTAAAATTTGGCTTGTCCCTCCATGACGCCCTCCCCTTGTTTCAAAACCTTTTGAAAAATTACACAAAAACGCCGCTTTCTTTGAAAGAGGCACAAAAACAATTTTTAGCCTATTTAGAATCAAAAAAAGTGAGGCCGAGAACGTATGATTTTTACATGAATCATCTTCAAAGGTTTTCAAAATTTTGCGAAATTAATGATTTTCAAACTGTAGCAACTTTTACAAAAGAAAGCGCTCAAACCTACATAGATAGCGCCAAAAGCAAACCACAGGCCAAGCGGGCATTACATGCGTATTGGGCTTATTTGCACGATTCCGGCTATGCTTCAAGCAATGTTTTTCACACTGTGAAAATCAAAAAAATTTTACAGGATAAGCCGGCGGTCACAGTTATGAGCGTAAAAGAAACGATAGAGAACATCGCGGCGATTCGGCCGGAATTTAAGCCGCTCTATGCGCTCATGGCGTTTGCGGGTATCCGGCCGGAAGAACTAATAGTAGATAAAAGCAGGGAAAACGCCAAAAAAGATTGGTTAAAATTTTCGGATATAGATTTTGACAGAAAAAAAATCGTCATTCGCGCTTCCGTTTCAAAGACGCGCGAAGAGCGGATAATAACGGGATTGCCGAATATTTGGCCGTTTCTCGAACCTATAAAAGAATGGGGCGCTATATATCCCGAAACTATAAAGATGCGCAGGAAAATCGGCAGGCTCGAAACAACGGACAACGTATACCAGCAATGGCGCAAAGAAAAGGAAAAGCTGCCTCATAAAATCCCGCAAGACGCGCTCCGGCATACGTTCGCTTCGTACGCCTATCACGCTTTAGGCGTCGAAAGGGCTGTCGAAATTCTTGGGCACGATTACAAAGTATATAAAAGATTCTACAAAGGGAGGGCGGAGCCCGAAGATTCCCGAAAATATTTTGAAATCGCTCCTTAGCTGCCCTTTCTCGCCTTTTCAACGGCTTTCCAAAGCCTGATTACGACTGCCCCCGAAGCTCCCATAAGCTGGCATATTTGGGGCAGCGTCGCCTTGTTCACAACATCGACTTTCAAAAGTGCCATAGCTCTGGCAAGATCCATAGTCGTAAAAGATTTTTTCTTGTTTTTCTCCTTGTCCATGCCTTTCAAATCCTCGGGGTTGAGCGCCGGATTCCGTTCGAAAACGGGCGTCTGCCACTGTATGACGACGGGCGGAAGCGGGGGGCAGTTGCGAAGGTGCGACTCCAAAACATAAGCTCCGTCCGTCTCATGGGGCGTCAGCATTAGCAGCGCGTCGGGGTCGCGCGCCCAGACCCCCGAGCCGCTCGCGCGGTCTATGGATTCTTTCGCGCTCGAATTTCCCTTGGCGTAATGGTGGGCGAACGCGATTGCTGCGTTGCATTTGTCGGCGAGTTCCTCGAGCGCGAAGAGAAGTTCCGAAACTTCCGAAGCCTTGTTTTCGTCGAGACCCGTGGCGAGGCGGTAGACGGGGTCGAAGATGATAAGCCCTATATTGCGCTCTTTCACGAAAGTTTCAATTTGGCCGATAATTGCCGAGACGCTCGGGCGCTTTCCGCGCAGGCAGAAAGTATAGAGCGGCAGGGAGCTCTCGTCGCGCGCAAATTTAGCCTCCAATATCTGGCTTACGCGGTCGTTGAAAAACGCCTCCTTGAGTTCGAAATCCACGTGCAATACCGGCGACTGCACGGTCTCGTAGCCGAGCCAACGCGCGCCGGCGGCGACGCTTATGGCAAGGTCGAGCATTATCCACGACTTTCTCGCCTTGGACGGCGCGGAAAGGATCAGCTTGCAGCCGCGGTGGACAATCCCCTTGACAACTTCCGGCGGCACGGCGGTGGTTTTTGGGTCTTTTATCGCCTCGCAAAAGAGCCGGATGGGGACGTTAAGCGGCGGCGTATCGCGAAGCGTTTGGGGCGCCGCTCGGACGGCCAGTTTGGCGAATTCCCGCGAGCGCGGGCGCGCAGGTTCTCCATACCCCCGCGCCGCAAGTTTTTTGGCGGCCTCCGAGAAATCTCCGCCGCATTCGAGCACCGCGAACACATGCCATGGGCGGTAGACATGCTCGGTTTCAAATTCGGTCGAGGTCGAAAAGACGTAAAATCGATTGGGTACTTTGTCCCAAGTTGCGGATATGCCGCTTGTCTTTCCGGGTCGACGCCATCCGTACTTGCCGACTTGCACCCAGCCGTGGGCGCGCAGCAAGGCAGGCACGTCGGCGCGCGAATCGTAGTCGTCGCCGACGCTGAGACCCCGCCCCGCCGCCGAGGGTTCGGCAGATTTTGGTCTGGCGTCAAAATACCGCGCGATTTCAAGCAGCGCGTCCCTTTCGCCCTCCGAAATCTCCGGAATGGCGGACAGGCTGCCGCGCAGAATTTCATAGCCTTTCGACGGCGCCACGAGAAAATATCCGCCGTCGCCGCGGGTCTCTATCGCAACATTCCCGTCAGGACATTTGGCGAGCTTGAGATTGCCCATATTGCGCGCGGACTTGAAAATCAGATGGCGCCCGCCGCTCGGCGTCTTCTGGAGGATGCAACGGGCGACGACGTCGGACATCCCGCATTCGGAAGCGAGCGCGCAAAAGTCTTCGTAGGCGGCGGGAGAATACTTGGTGTCGAAATCAATGCACTGCAGATCTCCTCCGATTGCGGCGATATTCTCGCCGTGCGAAAACCACATTGCAATAGCTCCGTCGCTCGGAACTCCGCGCTGGTAAATTTTCCAGTTTTGCAGGAGCGGCTGTTTGCTCTCCGAGACGGGAATGCACGCAATATCCGCGGCCCTCAACAGGCGCGCGGTTTGCAAAGAAGCGGGATTGTCCATTATTTATTATTCCAAATTCAAAAGCATCATTCTGCGTTTAAGGATGGCCCTGCGGCGGTGAGAGCCGCGCTTTTGGGCGTTGGGGGCGTCTTTCCTCGTCCGGCTCATTTCACCTCCCCTCCTTTCGTATGCCATTCGGATATTCTCTTATGGTAGAGATGTACCATTCTTCGCCTGTTTTTACGTTTGCCTTGTTGTCGCCAAACTTCTTAAAAAAGAATGGAATTATAGGTGTCCACTTGCGTGTATGGCTCTCAAAATTATGAGTATCCTCAAAAATCTTTTGCGCCCACATAGGATTAAAATAGCGGGCATTTCTGCCAGTTTCTCCTCCGCAAATAATCCAGTCTATTTTATCAAGATAAGGCGTGATGTCGATTTCCTCCAAAAGCGGCTCGCAACTCAAAAATACCTTACCTTTAAATCCTGCAAGTTCCGCCATTCTTTCATCAAGACGTCGCTGATTTTCAGCAGTTATGCCAAAGTGTACGTTTTGTGGGATATAAGAACTATAACGTACGATATGGTTATTCATAACCTTTGGGCGTTTCGTCAAAATTAGAAATTGTAAATGTTTAAAAGCTTTCAACGTACTCCAAATTGAAATACGGGTTTCGGGCGCTACACTTTCGTCGAAAAAATCGCCCATTGAGTTTATAAAAACAGTTTCAACCGCCTCGCGTTTTATTGCGGAACGTTCGAGTCTTGAAAGTTCTTCTATCGCTTCGGCAAGGCGGAATAATCTGGCAGATTTTCCCCAACAGTCTTTTTTGAAGCGTTTAGCAATTTCCCGTGCATAGCAATTTTGGCAAGCTTCGGATACTTCGGAGCAGCCCCACCAAAGATTTACCGTATGGTCGCACCATTCTATCTTAGTGTTTTTCATATGTATTTTTCTGATAAAACAAGAAGTTATTGTTTGTTAGTAATTTAACTTAGGTTGCATTTTTCAAATAAAGCAAAATCATCTCTTGCTTTCTCCTTTGTATTCCCACCAACGGCATTTTCCTTCTTTTTGCATTCTGATATGGGGCGCTCCCGCAAAAAGATGTAGCTCATTCACTCCGCCGCTCCTTTCAGAATCGCGTCGCATTTATCGACTATGGATTGGTCGATTGCCGAAAGCTTTTTGCAGCGCGGCCGGCGCTCGGCAAGCATGTAGCGTATCCCCTCGATTTCCTCACGCGTAAACGTAATAGGCACATAGTACTGCGTACTTCCTACTTTACCTTCAATTGTGCAGGGCGCCCCGCACATCGGGCAGTTCGCCCGCCTTTCAAATTCTTCGCTCATTTCTTTACATTCAAAACTTTAAATCCTATCGCCAGAACCTCGGGGTTCTGCCCTTGCATTTCGGGGTTAATTTTCTCGAAGTAATCGAGAAATGCCCGCTTGTTTTCAAAGCCCTCTCTTAGCGCGTCGGCTTCGCTCACATCGCGCAACAGTTCGCGTTTCAGCTCCGTGATTTCAAGCTGGATCCGCGAAAGTTTTCGCGGCATAAAAATTGACGGACGCCATCGATAAGATTCAATATCGCAAGTTGCGGCATAAACAGCCCGCCCGTGTATAAGCGTATACGTCTCCCGCACCCATAGCCTGTCTCCGACGTTCCACTTGTCGAAGCGCGGTTTGTAAACTCGCCGCGTCATGGTTTTCCTTCCGTCGAGAATAGCCCGAACCATCGGGCTTGAAAAAAGTATCGGCCTATCCATAATCTTTACCTTTCATCAACGTTGCCGTTGTTTACTCATAGTTTTTTCTCCTTTTTGATTTTTTCATTGCATTTGTCGCAACACTCCCAGCGGGCGCGTATTTTTGCGCGCTCCTCAGGGATGTTGTTATTTTCTTCGAGGCTGTCGCCCATATCTATTGCGACCCGCTCTTTGAAGTCGGCGCAATAAGCTTCCCCCGCGCACTTTTCAGGCATTGCAAAACCTTATCTGGCCGCGGCTTTTGTCTCTATCCAAACCCTTAATCCCTCAGGGGCCTCCTCCGGATTTATGAGCTTTACGAATGCCCCTATTTTCGCGCTGTCGGGGCTGAAAAGTTCGGGATGGGTCTTTATCAGGGCCGCGGCGTCGGTCACCTCGAATTTAACGTATCTGACAATGCGCGCGCCCTCGATTTTAGGCGCCGATTTCGGTGTGTTTACTATAAGTTCGCTCGCATCGCGTATGACGGATTTCGATTTTTCAATTTTTTCCTGCGCGTCAAAAGCTTCGTCGAAACTTAGCGACCTTTCCGCCTCTTCAGCCCTGCGCTTTTCCTCTTCCGCTGCCTTTATCCTTTCGAGTTCCTCCCTCCTTATGCGCTCGGCTTCCTCGCGGGCCTTGCGCTCCTCCTCGGCCTGGTACGAGCCTATCAGCAGGGACAGCCGCGCCTTTTCTCCCTCAAGGGGCTTGGAAAATTCGGCGGCGAGCGCGTCGATTTTCTTCCCGAGGGCGAGCACGGGGGCCTTTACAGCCTTGCGAGCGGCTTCCATCTCTTTGAGGTTTTGGGAAATGTCCCTTAGCGCGACGGCGGCGAGCTCGGCGGCCTCGCGCGTTGCGACCTCCCTGATTTGGGCGGCCTGCGCCGCGAGTTTTTCGCGCACCTCAAGCGCGCCCGGCTCTATGGACACTTCCGCGCCCGATATATTTTTCAGCGTTATAATTTCCATTTTATTATCAGTTGATTGTTGCCTTTTTGGGTTTGAATTTAGCAAGCCTCGCCTCGATAAAGGCGCTGGCTTCCTTAAAAGTGGCGAGTTCCGGCGCCGGATAGTTGTATCTTTGCAAAAAGCGCATCTGCTTCGGCGTGCAAAGCCCGCTTGCATAGCGCGCAAAAATTATGTCGATAATCTTTGAGGCAAGCCCCTTGCACATGCGCCCGTCGTCGGCGTCTATCCCGTTTTTGACGAGGATCCCGCGCTGCGCCTCGCTTATGGGGGCGCTTTCCCAGCGCATTTCAGGCTCGTATTCGAGCAGGTCGGGGCGGTTGAGAGAAAGCGCGAACTCTATCGCGTCCACTGTCCGCGAGGCCCTTTTGCGGGCGGCCGCCGCGGCTTCGAGCATCGACCTTTGCAGGTCGGCTTTCGCGCGCTCCATCTGCCCGAGCAAATCGCCGCCCTCGAGTTCGAGCCGCTTTTGGAGGGCGTCGGCCTCCTGCTGCGTGCTCGCCACGAGTCGCGCCGGACGCACGAGCGACAAATCGTCCGACAGATACAGCGGGTCGAGCAGCAAAAGGTTTTCCTTTCCGTCGAACAGCCGCGTCCCGCGCCCGACCATCTGCGAGTACAGGACGTAGGATTTCGTCGGGCGGAGAATATAGACGCAATCGACGGACGGCTCGTCCCATCCCGTGGTCAGCAGCGAAGCGTTGCAGATCACCTGCCAGTCGGATTTGAGCGCCGAGCGGTCTTGCCCGTCCACGTGCACCGCGCGCAATCCGAGCGAGCGGCAGCACTCCGCAAACATTTTGGACGTGCGCACGAGCGGCAGGAACGCCACGGTGCGCCGCCCGGGGGCGTTGTCGCGCAGGAGCTTTGCCAGCTCCATAATCTGCGGCTCTATGGCCTCCCCGAGGTCCGCGCCGTTGTAGTCGCCCGCCACGGTGCGGACGTTGCGCAGGTCTATCGGGCACGGCACGCTCCTGATCGTGATCGGCGACAGGTAGCGCTGCGCGATGAGCGCGGGGAGGGAAATCTCGTAGGAAATCTTTTCATAGAAATCGCCGAGCTGCCGGCGGTCGGAGCGGAAGGGAGTAGCGGTTATTCCGAGCACCCGCGATTGCCCGAAGTGCTCGAGCACCCTCATTGCCTGCGCGCCGAGGGTGTTGCGGTGCGCCTCGTCGACTATGACGAGCCCGAAGTCGTCCCGCCCGTATTTCTCGAGGCGGCGGGAGAGGCTTTGCGTCGTGCCGACCACGACCCGCTCATGGCCGCACGCGCGCTCGCCGCCCATTTCGACGCCGACGCTTTTGCCGCTCCAGTCGGCGATTTTCTTCGCGGCCTGGCAGACGAGCTCCTGCGCGTCGGCAAGAAACAGCGCGCGCTTTTTGTAGCGGCGGCACAGCTCGGCGGCCATAATCGTCTTTCCGGAGCCCGTCGCCGCGACCCCGAGCAGGCGGCGCAGGCCGCCGCCGTAGTCGCTTATGACGGCCTCCACAAAGGCGCGCTGGTATGGACGCAGTTCCGGCATCAGCTTGCGCGCGTTCTCGCGGCGTATTCGGCGATGAGAATCGCGTCGCACGTCGCGAGCGTCGGTTTGAGGTCGGGGTGGCGCTGCCGGCAGATCCTAAACAGGAGCTTTTTGCGCTCCGCGCCTTTCGATTTGCCGAGCCCGTTGAGGCCTGCCTGCCACTTTTGGGGCGCGACGTACTCGTGGGGGATTTGCAGCGCTTCCAACGCGCCGCCTATCTTGCCGTAGCTCGCGCCCATGACGAACCCCTGGCGGCCGGTGAGCTTAAAGCCGGAGCTCACGCCCGTGAGGTATTCCACATAGGCGTGCACGCCGCAGCCCTCGGCCCTCGCCGCGTCGGAGAGCTCCCGCAGGATGTCGGAATACCCGCCCTCGTTTTGGTAGGAGTATACCGCGCGCTTGCCGTCGGGATAAAAGACCGCCATGCCTCCGCGCGCGCCCGGGTCGATGCCTATTACTATTGCGCTTTTCATGCTTCTTCCCCCCTCACCACGGAGCGTCGCTCGAAAAATCCCCGTCGGGCGCGGAGTCGCGCGCCTGCGCGGGAGCCTGCCGTTCCGCGGGCGTTTTGGGGACGAACGACCCGTTGCGCACCGCCCTGATGCGCGCCTTGAAGCCCGAGAGGTCCTCGGCGGGCTGCGACGAGCGCGGCGGGTTGATGTACTTTACGCGGACGCCGATTTTCCGGTTCCCCTGGCGGTCGACGTAGTCGTTTTCCTCGACGGTAATCCGGCACTCCTGCCCGACCACGCGGTTGTCCTTTGAATTGATGTTCGCGACGATCGTGTCGATTGTGTCGCGCTCGCCGAAGCCGAACGCGTCGCGGAAGATTTTTTCGACAAAATCAATCTGCTTTTCGCTGCCGAGATACTGGCGGGCGCTGATAGTCGCGCCCTCCTCGTCGGCGAACACGATTCTGATGTGGTACTTTTCCTCCCCGGGCTGGAGCTCGGCAAGGTAGCATTCCGAGACTTTGACCAAATACCTGCCGGGGGTGTCTATATATTTTCTTTCCATTTTTAATTATTTGTTTGCATTATCACTTTGTTGATGAACTCGACGAAGAGCTCGGGCTTTTGAAGCGCCTGCCTGAGCTTCTGCTCCGGAATACGGCTCGGGTCGTCGCCCTCGCCGATCCACTTCCAGGCGACGGCGGCGCGGGCGATGTATTCGTCCGTCCTGTCGCCGAACTCGCGCGCGCAAAATTCGCGCACCCTGTCGTAGGCGGACGTCATGGGGATGTCGTCGCCGCCCTCCGGCTCCGCGGCGGATTCCGTTTTTGCGGGCGGATTGGGGGCGGGATTGCGCGGAGTTTCGCGCGGCTTTCCGCCTTCGAGCGCGGCGGCCTCCACATGCGGGCGCAGGACTTCGTAATCGGCCTCGAACGGCTCCTCGAGCCCCCAGCGATTCTTCGCGTCGGCAAAGGCCGTGTACGCCGGATAAACCAGCCGCGCCGCCACGCCGCGTGCCTTGACCTGCCCGTTGCGCTTCTCCTCGACGAGCACCTCGCGCGTCATGAAGAGCTTGGCGTCGCACCACTCGGTGAGCGCGTCGGAGAACTGCTTTGAGCAGTTGAGCTCGTAGCGGTTGTAGGGAGAGCGCATGTTGTCCGGCGGGTCGAAGCGCGAGACTTTGCTGTGCGCCAAAAAGACGACAGTCTTGTCGGGCAGAAGCGCGTCGAGCGACTTCAAAAAGGACTTGCAGTATTTGAGCCATTCGGGGTTGGCGCGGTAGTAGTCCACCGCCGACACGCCCTCGTATTTTGTGCCGTTGCGCGCGTTCCAGCCCTTGATGAAAGCGGCGTCGAGAATCGGTTCAAGCCAGTCGGCGGTGTCTATGGCGACCGTGCGCACCGCGGGCTCCGCGGCGGCGTACCCGAGCGCCTCTTTCACGTCGTCGAGCGTCCTGATTTCCTCGACTCGGTTGACCGCAAAATTCTTCGAGCCGTTTTCAATGTCGAGGATGAGCGCGCCCGGGAAGCGGGCCGCGAGCGTTGTCTTGCCCACGCCCGAGGGCCCGTAAACCACGAGCCTCTGCGCGACGACCACGTTTCCGCTGCTAAGCTTCATCGTCGTCCTCCCCATCTGCGACCTCGCCTTCGCCCTCGCCTTCGCCCGTTTCCCCGCCGCCTTCTCCGGGCGGGGGCAGCGCGCCGGCCGGCAGAACTTCCACATCGGGGTCGACGCCCTCGCCGCCGATTCCGGAGAGCGGCATTTGCATTTCGTCGGGCTCCATTTTTTCGACGGAAACGGTCTCATGGGTTTCGCCGTTGACTATCGTTTTGAGGCCCTTCTCCGGCAGATCGTAGTAGACTTCGCATTCGACGTTGCGCATTTCGAAGTCCGAAGAAAGCGACTGGGAAAGCTTGTTGATGTCCGCGTCGAGCCGGTCTATGCGGCTCTTGAAATCGCTGTTGACGCTCTTCTTTTCGTCCTCGACGCGCTTTTTCCGGAGATTGGCGGACGCCAGCTCCTTTGCGAGCTCCGCGCGGTCGGCGTCCGAGAAATCGTGCCGCAGATAGCGCTTGATCAGCTTGTCGGGCTTCTTCCCATACTTTAATTTTCTATTCATACATTTTTTGTTTTTTTTGATTGTTTGCGTTCGTTTGGAAAACGCGCCCCCGCGGGCGCGGATTAAAAAATCTCCCTCCCACCCACTCGCCCGGGCGGTTTCCCTTTACCCACTCTATCGCGGGCGCGGATTTCGCTTTTGTGTTCGTTTTCTTCATGATTTTATCTTTCGTTTGTCGTTTACCCAAAGAACAAGCCGTCCAAAGTCGCAAACGCCCCAACCCATGTCGCGAGCACCCCCGCCGCAATCCCGAGCGCGCAAGCGATTTTCCGCGCCGCACTCCGCCTGCGGCAGGCGTTGATTTCAGCGAACAGCTCCCTCGTGTCGTATTTCATCTTTCAGCCTTTCTGATCCACGCCAGGCGCGCGACGGCCTTGCGGTCGAATTTGTGCGTGCCCTTGCCTCCCGGCTGTATCTCCGGATATTTCCGCCCGAGCTCAAAGAGCTGGCGGCGGCCGACCCCCAACATGCGGCAGGCTTCGTCGGCCTTGATTTCGGGCCCTCCGAGCGCGCCGAGCCGCCTTTCAACGGCCTCGGCTATCGCCTCTATATCTTCCCTGTCGAGCGTCATTTTTGCGTTGCCTCGCAGATTTTATTTTGCTGCCGTTTTTATATGCTTAACGAAATTATTTGCAGTTGCGCCGGAACCGCCTTTGGCTTTTTCCTCGGCAAAGGCTTTTCCGCCGTCGCCTATTTTTGGACTTTGCGCCGCCGTCGCGCCTACCTGCGGCCTTTCCTGCTCGCCGCGTCCGAAAGTTTGCTCGCCCTGTTGCGGGAACTGGCCGCCAATTCTTCGGGTTCGCTCCGGAGAACTCCCACCCGATTTTCCGACGTTTCCGAACTCAACCTTTTCGTCAGCCTTGGCGTTTTGCGCTACGCAGAACCCGTCCCGATTGTCGTTGGCGGCATTTACACTTTCTATCTTGGCGCAGACTATTTCGACGCTCTCGTCGATTTTTTTGCCCACTGCGCGGACAATAAGCAGCGCATGAAAGGCGATAATAAAAGCGCAAGCGAAATATAGGCCGGTATTGCTCATATTCCCGTCCTCGAATTTCTGGGGGCTTTTTCGGATTTCGGCGCGGGCAGGCGGCGGCGGGCGTGAGGGGTCGCGAATATCATGGGCACGAGCTTGCGCGTGGTGTTGGCCTCTATCAGCTTTTCGGACGGATTGAAGCTCTCGGCTATGCGCTTCCAGTCTATCCGCGTGTAGTTGCTCATTTTGGCGATAACCAACCCGTCGTCGTTGCGCAGCTCTTTTGCGCTCCCGAGAGCCGCGACGAGGGCGTCGCGCAGCTCGAGCTTCTTCTGCGTCAGGACGGCTATTTGCCCGCCGAGCTCGACATACTCGGCGTAAAGCTCCGAGCAGGATTTTTCCGCGAGCGCGCGGGGGGCTTGCGGAGTCTCCGCCACGGCGGCGCGCGCGGCGGACTCTTCGCGCGCCTTGCCGCTCATCCACTCAAAAACCCACTTTGAAACCGCCACGGCGAATTTGGGCGAGGCCCACTGCGCAAGATTTATCGCAACATACGGGTGAACCCACGTGCCCTGCTGAATCTTGAAACCTCTGATAACGATTTTTAAGTCGGATGTGCGAATTTCGCACATCCGAGAGAGCTCACTTAAAAAAGGTTTCGTTGGAGTCGCACGAAAATAATCTCGGCAGAGCTTTCCGGCCGCTTTGCAAAGGGCGGTAGCATTGATATAGCCGTTGTCCCGACGCTGGCAGACAAGCTGCCCCGCAAGCTGGCGGTCGAACACTTCTATTTCAGTTTTCATTGATATTTTCTCGCTTTCTCGGTTGGTTTTCTTGAAAATATTTCTATGGATCTGAAAGAATTTGTTGAAGAGACGCTAACCGACATCTTTCTCGGCGTCGCCGGAGCTCAGAAACGGATTACCGATATAGGCGGCGAAATTAACCCCGCCGTCAAAACCGGCATGAACGGCGTCGTCTACGCTCCCGACAGACAAACTTCTCACAAGACTCTCTGCATTGCGGAGTTTGACGTTGCCCTTACCGTCTCGGACAAGGAACAAAAGGGCGGGAAGATTGGCGTCTTGCTCTGGGACGTCGGAGCGGGCGGCGGCAAGTCCGAATCCGCTGAAGCGTCCCAAGTCTCGAGAGTCAAGTTTTCCGTCCCGTATAAGTTGCCCTAACTCGTCTTCCGGATAAGGCGTAATAGGCTGGGGAGCGTTCTCTTTTGTGCAGGCGAATAATTTTCCTTCGCTGTCAAAAACAAAACCCAATATTTGAGATTCTTTTATCGCGCCCCGTTTGTGGCAGATAAGCGTATTCATTTTGTCAGTTCTTTCTTGGGTTGGGGTTGTGGCAATATTTTCGATCTAGTTTTGATTCTCATTGTTATGATCATTACTAATAGATATTTTCTTTTTAAGTGCCTTTTTGGTCGCACCGTCCCGCTTAAAAAAAAACTCTTTAAGAGCTTTGCGAATTACAGCTGCGTCAGATCGGTCATCGATTCGCGCGAAACGTGATATTTTTTCTGCCAGTTCTTTGTCGACTCGTATACTGTATGTTTTCATATTTTTTCAATTTTTGGTCATACTAAAAAGGTATCGCGTTTTCATGTCAAGAAAATATTTGATTTTTTTTCAAAAAGTATATTTTGTAGCACTAAAAATAAAAAATTTATGAATACAAAAAAAATAGGCAGACCCAAAAAAACAGAACGATTCGTCCACAAATCCTTTAAGCTTCCGCCTGAATTAGCGGACGCTCTTGAAGAATTTGCGGATCGAAGCGGTGAACAAAAGTCTTATATAATTCGTAAGGCTTTGATGGAATATATGTCAAAGCATGCGCAAGAATTGGATGAATTAGACGCGGCTCTTAAATTCATTAAGCGCAATAAAGAGGACTAATATTCTTAAAATTTCTGACGGGATTCCTCTTGTCCATTGCAAAAGTTCTTCCTCGTTTTTCAAACCTTTAAGCTCGTCCAAATAAGTTTGGGCGAGTTTTATTTTTAAAGCCAAATCAACCCCGCAAACGGTCGATTGATTTAAGCGCGAGCGATTGTTTTTCTTTTCCATTTTTGCATCTTTCTCGCCGGCAACGTGCCGGCGCCTTATTGATGTAATGCTCAATTCCACTGTCGGAGCTTATCGGCAGGGTTAAGCCGCCTCGCGGACGGCTGCGCTCTCCTTCGGAGAGTGGGCGGGCGGCTCACGCAATGCCCCCCAACGGATACTCTTTTTTTAAGTCTCTGTCCCCAAATCTTGGAAAAAAATTTCGAGCTGTAAAGAGGAATTTTCATTCTCGCCCGCGAAGGCTTTGTAGAGTCAAAACTTTTTTATCTTGCAATAAAAACTTTTTAATATCAAAAAAAGAGAATAAACCTAAAAAAATATGAACTACGAAGAATATCTTAAACAGAATCCAGAATTTGCCGCGCGTGCTAAATTAAGCGCGCACAAATACACATGCGCGACTTGTCACAAAGGGTTTGATAAACCCAAGACTAAATCTTTTGGGTCCTTTTGGCTCGAAGTGTCTTTATTGATCGCGTCAATTATTTTATGGTTTATATTCCCGATCGCAGGGGTTGCATTATTCGTCGTCACAGTATGTTTATCGCTCTTTCGATCGCTTTCGATATCGAAAAAGAAAGTCTGTCCATACTGCGGCTCTCCGTATTTTACAAAGAATAAATGAGACGCTTTACGGCAATATTGCTTTCTATCCTCTTTGCACTCCCGTGTTTAGCGGGGGTGCAAACTGTCTATGTCACGCTCCCCGACGGCATCAAACGCCCGCGCGAATCCCATTACCGCGACGCTCTCGCCAAATCCCTAAAAGAAAAGGGCGAAGCCGTCCGTACAGAGGTCGTCTGCAAGGGCGGCAGGTGCGACATAGTCACGCCCACCCGCGCCATCGAGGTAGACCGCGCCAGCAAATGGCATGAATCAATCGGCCAGGCTTGCCACTACGCCCTTGTATTGCGCCTAAAACCGTGTATCGCCCTTTACCGCACCTCCGTACTATCCCCTGCCCAGCTCGACGCTTTAAAGCGGCTTACAGCGCGTCGTAGAATCGACGTGATTTTTATCTCCGTCCAACCAGCCGCCCGTTAGGCCGTGGTCGGAATTCCGACCGCGCTTTTTTTCGTCTGTACGGAAGCGCTCGCGCGCGCGTTCGTACTCGCGCATACGCGCGTGTGCGTGCGCGTGTGTGTGCGTGCGCGTACTCGCGTGTGCGCGCGCCTACACTTCGGCTTTACCCGCAAAAAACCCTGAATTTCCTCGCGCGCGTACGCGCGCGCATAGACGCATATTTGGAATTAACTACTTGCAAAATTAAAAATCGCAACTTACGAAATCGCCCCGAGTTTTTGCCCGTCTTTAGCCCAAATTTGCCAATTTTTAGGCCTTTTTTAAGATTTTAATAAATCTTGTAAGTCCTTAAAAAAAAGCAATATTACGCTTCTCTTTTATATACTATACGCGCGCGGGCGCGCGCGTCTAAAAATTTTTACGCAAGTCTACATATTTTAGAGAGTTATAAAAGTATTAAAATATACATTAAATTGTTATAATTTCTATTAGTTGATAATCAATTACTTATATCGCAAAGCTCCTCTATATAAAGTGGGGGCCCCTCTCATAAACAGTCCCCACTTTATAGGGGGGAGTAAGCGCTTTGTCAAGAGCTTTTTTTTAAAAAAATCAAAAAAAAGCGCATTTTTTTATTTTTTGTTTGCAAGTAGCTGGCTTACGCTTTATCTTGCTCGCAAGAGCCTATCCCGAAATGAGAAACAAGTCCACATACAAATCGATATCAAGCAAGCATGAGCTATCCTATTCAGCGCTACCCAGAGAGCCTATACAGCTTTCCTGCGCTCCTATTCTTCCAAGCGAGCAAGGAGAAGCCATAGACGAAGTTTTGCGCTCATTTGGGATAGTTATACCCGCCGAAGCCTTTAAAGCCCTTGTAGCCGCTTCTAAGCGTTCTGTGGCTGGCTCTGCTTTCGTTATGGCGCGCGCTATCCTATCCTCGTTAAAAGATGCGGACTCGCCCGATATAACGCCCCTCAAGTGCCTGCTATTAGAACGTATGCTCGGTTTAAACTATTTAACCTTTGAAGAGATAGCTGCAAAATGCGGCACCTCCAAGCAAAACGCCCAAACCCAACTTAAACGCATGATAAAACGTATGGCTACCTTTGTAAACGACCCGCAAGAAGGTTTCGACCTTCCCCTTTTCGTCGCCGCCCTCTCCTCTCTTTCGCCAAAAAATTAGGTACTTTTTCACAACTCCATTTCCAGCAGGTAATTGCGCGGGGCGGCATTTTTGCGAGAGTAGGAAAATTTTTGAGTTAAGTTGATTTTTAATGAAAAATACAACAAAAACCAAAGAAAAACCTCTAAAAAAACAAACGCCAATAACCGACGAATTGATAGCGCGGTATGTTTCTCAAAAGCGCTTGGCGGAAATTTTAGAGGTTTCCGAGGCGGCGATTAGCAAGTTGGCGGCTTCGGCGGATTTTAAACGCAATGACAAAAAAGAAATCGACATTTACGACGTGCTTTATCGGCTCGTCAAGAAACGCCTTACAACGGAATCGGACGAATACCAGCAGCAGCGTTTGCGCAAAGTGAGGGCTGAGGCGGCGCTCGCCGAGCACGAGTTGCTGGTGGCCAAGCGGGAGGTGGTCCCGATGGCCGAGGCGGTGGATTTTATCGAGCAAAAGCTTTCGCCGATAGCGATAGGGCTACGTTCGCTGCCGTCGAGGCTCGGGGTTTTGTGCGTCGGGATAGACGACGCGCGGGAGGCTGAGTCGGTGATAGCCAGGGAGGTTGACAAATGCCTGAAAAAAATCCGCGGAGAATGATTTTTGAGCGCGTATTTGCGCGCCTGTTTGCGCCGCTTGAAAAGGTGGGAGTCGTGGAATGGGCGAGGCGGAACGTATTTTTGGCGGACGACGAGCGCGCGGGGCCTTTTGACACGGAAAATTACCCGTACATGCGCGAGCCGCTTGAGGACATTCGGGACGCCCGGGCGCAGGACGTCATCCTATGCTTTGGGACGCAGACTGGGAAGACGACAATCCTGATGGTGGCGATAGCCTACGTCGTCGACGTGCTGCACAAGACGATGATGTGCGCCTTTCCGACCGAGAGCCTCGCGCGGAGGTTCAGCAAGCTGAGGCTGCAGCCGCTATTCAAGGCGTCGGAGAGGCTGCGCGCGCACCTGCCGGAGGACAAGAACGCCTACACGAACCTCGAGCAACAATTTGACACCTGCACGCTGATTTTGACGGGCGCGGGCACGCCCTCGCAGCTGTCGTCGACGCCCGCGCCGGTAATCATCGCGGACGAGATAGACAAGTTTAAGCTCGCGACGGACCGCGAAGCCGGCGCGCTCCAGCTGTTGCGCGAGCGTTCCAAGAGCTTTGTGTCGAAAAAGCATCTGATAGCGTCGACGCCGACGACCGCGGACGGGAACATATGGAGCGCCTACGCGCAGTCGGACGCGCGCAAATTTTACGTGGCGTGCGAGGAGTGCGGCGCGGAGTTTACGTTCGAGATGAGCGGGCTGAAATGGGCTCCGCGCGGCGAGGGCGAGGAGTGGGACTACCGGAAGGTGCGGCGGACGGCGCACTACGAGTGCCCGCACTGCGGCGCGCATATAGACGACCGGACCAAGAGGCGGATAATGCGCTCCGGGCGTTGGCGCGCGTCGAACGCCAACGCGGCGACGGGTTCGCGCGGGTACCATTTGAACTCGCTGTATTCGCCGACGCTCGCGTTCGGGGAGATTGCGGAGGAGTTTCTGCGCTCGCAGGACGACCTGTCGCGGATGCAGAACTTCGTCAACTCGTGGCTGGCGGAGCCGTGGGAAGACCTCTGCGTCGGCGGCGAGCCCGCCCTGCTCAAGAATTGCGTCGCCGGCTACGCGCGCGGCGAGGTCATGGGCTCGGCGGCGGTAATGACGGTTGACGTCCAGCTGCGCGACCTGCGCTACAACGTTCGCGCCTACGAGGGCGGGGCGAGCTACCTCGTCGACTGGGGCTCCGCCGTCGACTGGGCGACGCTCGACGAAATCCAGGCGAAATACGGCGTCCGGACCGTCGGCGTCGACATAAATTTCCGCGCGCGCGAAAACGAGGTCTACGAGGCGATAGGGGCGCGCAAGGCCCGCGGGTGGCTCGGCGTGCTGGGGGCGCCCGACAAAAACATACTGTCGGCGAACGCGAAGCTCACGCACTTCAACCCCATGACCCGCAACAAAAAAATCAACATCGGCGGAATCAGGCTGCTTACGATAAAGTCGAGCCTCTACCGCTCGGAGCTCGCGCTGGCGCGCACGGGGGCGCGCGGCAACTGGTTTGTGTACCGCGGCGTGGAAAAGGCTTACGAGCGCGAGCTCTTCGCCGAAGTCCAGGCCGAAAAGCTCGTCAAGGGCCGCCGTGAAATCTATTGGAAAACGATCCGCTCCGACAACCACCAGTTTGACTGCGAGACCTATCAAATGGCGCTCGCCGAATATTTCCGGATAGGGGGCCGCGGGATTGCGGCGCGGCATGGGATGCTCGCCCAGCCGTCGATAAATCCCGAAGCGCCGCGGCCCTCGCCAAGAAAAAAACGCCCGTACAAGCCGTTAGGACAATGAACATAGACCTCACCCTCCCCCGCGAACACTTCCGCCGGCTGAGGCTCGCGCTGAACCGCCAGATAAGGCTCGACATGCCGCAGGTAATACGCGGCGAAGCCGGAGCCATCGCCAAGACAATGGCGGCCCGCACGCGCAACGCCAAGCCCGCCAACGTCCGCGAAAAAGTCTTCCGCCAAACGTTCGCGGGGGCGTCCGACATCTCCGTCGGGTCCGGCAAGCTGAAAGCGGACGCGCGCGGCAATGTCTGGTACCATCCGTCGGGCGCGCGCGTGCGCTTCAGGGGCGAGCGCGGGAAAGAGTCCAATTTCGGCAAAAAGGCGTTTTATTTCATGGGCAAGATAAAATATCCGTCGACCGCCAAGCCGAAGGGAGGCAACTATTATAAACGCCTGTGGTCGGCCTTTTACGCCGACTGGCAGGACTACATGGCCGACTTCAAGGCGGACGCCGCGCGCGCCGCCGGCAACATAGGGCTTACGAAAGCGACATGGGTAAAGGTGTTGCTCGACCTCGGCTTTTCGCGCGGGACGATTCCGGCGCTTCCTCCGAAGGGCGGCGGCATAACGCAAAAGGTGTTCGGGCTGGTGAACAAGGCGCAGGGGCTGTCGGGCGCAAAAGTTTCCGGCGCGGGCGACACGTATTCCATTACGATTTACAATTCTTCCGCGATAGCCTCGCGGCGCGACGCCGCCCTGTTCAGGCGCACGGTAATCGGCCGGCAGAAATACTTGGCGCAATCCCTGCGCCGCGGCTTCGCCGACTCCGCCGCCACAGTCCGCAAACAGTACCCGTGGGTCGACTACGTATGATTTAAGATAATTATTAATTTTTATGCTTGAATTTGCAAAAAAATATGCGATTCTAAAAAACAACACAGCTCGTCAGGCCTATGTCCTTTTTGGATAAGCTCAATAGAGACGGGCTTTTTTATTTTATGAGTAAGCCTAAATATAAAGATCCTCCTCAAACCTTTTCCGAACAAATAAATTCTTTAAGCAAAGACGGCATGGTTATTACTCCCGATGCGGAGAAAATACTTTCCCATACGAGCTATTATAGGCTTAGCGGTTTTTGGAGGTTTTACAGGTCGCCAGAAGACCACAAATTCAACGAAGGCCTAACTTTTGAAACCATCTGGGAAGACTACAGAAACGATAGGCGATTGCGCTTATTGATAATGGATTCTATAGAAAGAATTGAAGTTTCTTTTAAAACAAAACTCGCAAATATTCTTGCCATAAAATCAAATTCCCCTTTCCCGCATTTAAATTTATCTTATTTAAACGAAAAATTTTTAGTTAAGAAATTCTTAACTAAGGATGGGTATAAGAATGCTTACGAAATATTTTTAGATGCAGCAAAAAGTGAAACAACGCGCTCTACGGAAGAATTTGTAAAAAAATTTAATGATGAATATGACGAAGAGTATCTACCAATTTGGATGTTGGTTGAAATCTTGTCATTTGGTACAGTTTCAAAATATTATAAACTTTTAATTCCCAAAATAAAAAAAGAAATAGCAAAAGAGTACAATCTCGAATATTTTGTTTTTGAAAATTGGTTACAATTTCTTTCTATTGTTAGAAATATGTGTTGCCATCACGCCAGATTTTGGCGGAAAACTTTTACCTGGAAACCGCGTGAATTAAATAAAAATAAATATTCAGATTGGAATCCTAATATAAATTTTAACCAAGTTTATGGTTTGTTGTGTATTTTAAAATATTTTATGAATATCATTCGCCCTCAAAGCAGATGGCATGATGATATTATTAACTTTCTTGAATTACATAAAATTGAAAAATTGGGATTTCCTGCAGACTGGAAAAATTTTCTCCCCTGGAAAGAAAAATAACCTCTTCGTTTGACTTTGCGGCCGTATTGTATGGCTGCTTTTTTGGATTTTTTAAAGGCCAAGCGCGAGCGCGTTAAAGCCGAAATCGAGCTGATAGAAAAGCGTCTGGCGACGAGCCACGAGCTCGGCGACAGCTCGTCCGCGCAGGGGATAAGCGCGAATTTTTCCGAGAACCTCAAATGGCGGGCGCGGCTCGACACGCTTTACAGCCAGCTTGAAAAGCTCGACGAGCAGATAGACGGCACGCCCTCGGGCGGCGGGAGCCCGTTTAACGTGGCCGTCGTCAGGAGGCCCGACGCATGAGCGCGAAATCCCCCGCGAAATCCAAGCCGAAGCGCCGCGCCTATTCGTCCGTGCCGGGCGCCTACTACTGGGGCGGCTACGACGCCACGAAAAACACGGTATTCCGCCAGCTCTTCGGAGACACCGCCACGCGCGCTGAGCGCGACATGCTTCCGCTCTACGACCGCACGCTGCTCATCGCGTGGCTGCGGCGCGCCATGCGCAACGACAGCCGCGTCGCGGGAATCCTCACCGCCTACGCGCTCGGCATAGGCGCCCCCACGCCGCACGCGGTCTACGCCGACGCCGCGACGAACGACCGCCTCGAGGACTGGTTGATAAAGAAGTTTTCGGCCATCCGCTACGGGGTCTCGCCGATGGCGTCGAGCCTGTCCGCGATGATGCAGGTCATTATCCGCGAAGTGCTCATAGGCGGCGAATGCTTCGTCGTAAAAATGCGCGGCGGCAAGCTGCGCGTGCTCCCGAGCGAATACTGCGGCTCGCCGTCGCAGGGGAGCGCGGAAGAGCCCGGGCGCGAGCATGACGGCATAATTTACGCGGCGGACGGGAGCGTGCGCGCCTACCGTTTCGGGCGCCGCGTAAACGGTTCCATGTGCTACGACGAAAACCACAGCGTAAAAGTTCCGGCCGGCTTCGTCTTCCATCTCGGCTATCCGACGCGCGCCGAAGAGGTCCGCTACCCTCCCCGCCTGTCCGCCGCAATCTGCACGCTCCAGGACATCGCCGACCTCTGCGAATACAAGCTCAACCAGGTGAAAATCCAGTCCACCGTCGCCTATTTCGTCACGAAGAACATGGCGCCCGAAGTCGCCGCCCAGCTGCAGGCGTATTACGACGACAACCCCGACGAAAACGGGGAGGTCGACGACTGGGCGGGCCGCATGACGGCGCGCACGCAGTACCAGAAGGTCAACCCCAATTCTATCGGCTACCTTGAAGTGGGCGAGGACATCAAAAGCCTTGAGACGAAATTCAACTCCGCCGACTTCGACGCATTTCTGATGACAAACCTCGACTTTGTGTGCAACTCGATAGGCATTCCGGTCGAGGAGGCGCTCGTCGGATACCGCCGGAGCAATTACAGCTCTTCGCGCGCGTCGAAAATCCAGTGGCGCAAGACGGTCGACGCCGACCGCGAAATGTATTCGCGCTTTTTGTCGGGAGCGGTCGGCTGGCTGCTCGCCCTTTCCATCGGCTCCGGCGAGCTCGAAGGCTTCGCGTTCGACGAAATCCCCGCGATAGTCGACTCCATCCAGTTCGTCTACCCTGCCATACGCGAAATCGACGAGCAAAAGGCGGCTTCCGCGGACATTTCCTACGTCAAGGCGGGCCTCAAAAGCCGGCAGGACGTGCTCGCCGAGCGCGGCGTATACTCCGACGACCTGATAAAGCAGCAGGTCGACGACGCGGTGAGCATGGCGGCCGCGCTCAAAGAGGCCGCGGCGAAGACGGGGCTGAGCGTGGCGGAGATTTCGGCGTGCCTGCCGCAAAACAGCTCCGCGCCCTTTGCGCTCCCCTCCGAAACGGGAGACGAACAGGGCGGCCCCGCCGCGTCATAACCCCAGTTTTTTGCGGATAAAGGCCGACATGCTCATGTCGCCGCGCATGGCGTCTATTTTTGCGCGCTCTTCGCGGCTTAGGACGAGCGTGAATTGCGCCCTCGCTTCTGCTCCGCGCTTTTTGTACGGGCCGCGCTTGGTCCCCTTTTTTACGCCGCGGTTTTCCTTTTTTTCCGTTTCCATATTTCCTTTCCATAATCGGAGAGAGTCCGGAGGCGGCGGGGTCGCACTCCCCGCCGTGTCAAGATTTTAGCTTGACAAGATGATGATTATGTCGATTATCGCCATTGCAATAATTAAGACGATTTTAAACATCTTCATCCAATCACCTCCTTTCTGAGGGACGGCCGCCGAAGCTCCAACTTCGGCGGTTTGTTTTTTACCGCCCCAAATTCCCTCTCAAAGAACGATTATGCGCATAGTTTCGCGCATAGCTTTTAAAAAGTCAAGCGATTTTTTAAAAAAAAGAAAAAATTTTTTCCCCGCCGTTTGACAGTCCGGCCATATTTATATGGCAGACAAAAAAGAGGGCTACAAAACTTTCAGCGCGCTCGAGACGGGCTCTACCGCGGAGGGAGGGCTGCGAAACGTCGCGCTTATAACAGTCGGGCCCGCGATAAACCACGACTGCGTCGCCGACGCCAGGACGCTCGAAACGGTCGTCGAGTGCCTCGGCGAAAAGCCGCTCAAATCGTACGATTCGCACTGCCGCGCCTGGGGGGACTCCGTCGGCGACATACTCGGCTTCTTTGAGGGGTTCGCGATAGACGGCGACAGGGTCGTCGCGCGCAAATTTTCCTTCCGCCCGTCCGCCGACGCCAAGAGCAGGGCTTCGATAGAAGAGTGCGCGTCCATCGCTCCGCAGTCGATAGGCTTGAGCCTGAACGGCATGACAAACCTCGTATGGGTCATGGGCGACGGCACTGAGATAGACTATTGGTCGTCCATGAAGCGGCCCGAGGGCGCCCTCGGAGAATATCCGTCCATCCGCTTTACGGAGATTTTTTCATGCGATTTCGTGGGCTCGCCCGCCGCGAATCCGAACGGACTTTACGACGCGCAAGCGGCAACAACTCAACCAAAGGAGACTGACATGGCGAACAAAAAGCTCGCATACTTCGCCGCGAAATACGCGGCTGATTCGGCAAAGCTCGCAAGGGCGGCGCTCAAACTCTCGGCCGACGAGAACGCGACCGAGGAGGAAATCGAAAAACAGGTCGAGAGCGAAACCGAGCTCGAAGACCTCAAAGAAAAATTGGCCGCGCTGGAAACCCGTTGCGGGGAGCTCGAAAAAAAACTTGAGGCTGCCGAGGCCGGAAAGAGCGAGAGCGACAAAAAGCTCGAAGACGCGGAAAAGGAGCTTTCGGCGCTCAAAGGCATGGGGCATTTCAGCGTCGGCAATCCGGACGATTCGGGCGACCAGCGGAAACTCTCCGACTTTGAGTCGCGCTACTCCGCGCTCATAGAAAAGGGCGACACCGCCGGAGCCGCAAAGCTCGCTCGCGATTTCGGAGCCCTTGGCAAAAACTAAAAAAATCTTCGAAAGGAAAAAATCATGGCAAGCGCATTTACCAACATGGACCTCGTCCGGCTCGCGAAATTCGCGGTTTCGGGCTTCATACGCGGCATCCCCGCGCTCAACGCAATCTCGACCAAGTTTGAGGACGGCGTCGGCGAAAAGGGCTGCATCGTCAAAATACCCTACGTGAGTATTACGGCGGCCGCCCAAAAGCCGGACGCCGACACCGGCTATTCGTTCTCGAAAGTCGGCGCAAAGGGAATCGACGTGAGCATAACCAACACTATCGGCTTCCCCGGCGAGCTCCCGTTCTGGGACGTGGCGAAAGCGGGCGGAATCGAGTCGCTCGGCAACTACATCGCCCAGATGGCGGGCAAGGTCGGGCTCGGGCTCTGGGCCGACATCGAAACGGAGTTCCAGAAGAGCGCGAACGTCAAGACCGTCGAGGTCGGGACTTTCGACGCCGACGACGTGATTGACCTCGCGGGTGCGTGCGCCGAAAAGGACTGGCCGCTCGACAACCGCGCGCTCGTGATTTCCACGTCGCTGGCCACCCAGCTCAAGAAAGACCCCGCCCTCAAGACGGCTTCCGCCCTCGGCTCCGACGAGGTCATCCGCGAGGGCAAAATCGGCAGGCTCGGCGGCTTCGACATCTACGAGCAGCCCGGACTCGGGACCGCCGAAAATAAAGTCGTCGGCTACATCGTCCACAAGTCCGCGCTCGCGCTCGGAACCAAGATCGTCCAGCCGCCGATACCCGCGGCGAGCGACAAGGCGCAAATCCGCGACCTCCTCGTCGACCCCAACGGCAGCGGCCTGAATTTCGTCCTGCGCACCTACCAGCAACAGAACCCCGAAATCACCCGCCAAATCCTCGAGATTTACTACGGAATGAGCGCGCTCAACCCCGACTCCCTGTTCGTCGTCAAGGACGGCACGGCCGAGCTGGTCGAAACCGGCGGGGAGGGCTAAGCCATGAGGCAGAGCGCACTGATTACGGCCGATTTTAAAGGCAGGCGCAAAATCCGGCTCGTCGCCGGCGACGGCAAGGCGGAGTTCCGCGCGGCGGTAGCCGGCGGGCGCCTCGCCTCCGTCGAGCTCGCAACACTTACGGCAACCAAGAGATGGCGCTCCCCTTCCCGCCCGCCCGCGGCGAAAAAAACGCCCGTGCAGGAGCCGGCAAGGCCCGCCAAAAACTGACAGCGTAAATGGGGGCGGCGGGGAAAATCCGCCGCCCCCAACCATAATGGACATTTCGATAAACAGACTCGCGGCGCGCAGGCTCGTGCTCTCCAACATAGCGCGCAATCCCGCGGACGCCGAGCTAAACGGCGCAAAAGTCCCCGCGCGTTTGGGCGACATAAGCAATTCCCGCAAGCTCCAGCTCGCCGGCGTTCTCGACGCGGCCGAAGGCGCCGAGCTGATTGTCGCGCTCGAGGCGGGCGCTCCCGCGCCGGTCCCGAACAAAAGCGCCCTGAAGGTCGGAGGCGTCCGCTACGACATAGCCGAGGTTCAGCCCATGCTGGGCTCCGACTGCTATATTCTCACCATATCAAAATACGTATGAAATACGACCCCGACGTCCACGCCAGGCTCTCCGCCCTCTGCGCGCACAAAAAAATTTTCGAGCAGGCTGCGGTCTCCTACCTCAAAAGCGTATTTCCGGAGGTCGGCGCGGTTTCCACCTACGCCGCCGACGACATCACCACGCCGTGCATCTTTGTGGACTTCGAGCCCGGAGCCGCGCAGAACAAGACCGTCAAGACGCCCCTTACCGGCTGGCACGAAGACTACATTTTTGCGGGCTCGCTCTCCGTCCAGTACATGAGCCGCCGCGAGAGCTCGCCCTCCGCCCACTTCGATTTCGTCGCGAGATTGCGCGCCGCGTTCGCCGCGGGCTTTGCGATGGACTCGGACAACCTGCCGCTCTCCCCGCTTCTGATTTCGCAGATAGATTTCGCGGGCGAGGCTTCCGCCTACGACGACGCTTACAAGGCCGACCTCACCGCCCTTTCGTTCGACCTGCTGTACATGGTCTCCCCCGAAGCGTTCGACGTCCGGTAGCCGCCCATGCGTTTGACGAGGGGCGCTATCAATAGAGGCAAAATCAAACAAAAGGAAATCTATGGCAGTGCAAAATCCATCAAAATTCGAATATCCTACCGACGACCTCACGATAAACAGCGTGTCGTACTTCCTCGACTCTTACAGCCCGTCCCCGAACGTCACCGAGGTCGACGTCAACAACAGCGAGGGCGAATACGTCGACAGCATATACGCGGAAGGCAAAATGACCGGCTCGTTCACCTTCCGCAAAATAAAAGCTTCCGACGCCCTCCCCGAGAAATATGCGACCTTTGAGCACGACGACATTACTTGGCGGATAAAAACGGTCGCAAAGAGCGTGAGCAACGGCGCGGTGACAACCTACACTATGGAATGCGACCGCGTCGTTTCCGAGCCCGCCGACTGATGGACGCGCTAATCGCCGAGTTTGAAGCGGCGGCGGAGCGCGAAAACCGGCTGCGGCTGCGCGCCTTCTGCGGCGAACCCTACCCGTGCGGCGCGCTCGGCGAAAGCCTCCGGCTGCTGACTCTTCGCGACACGGTTTTGCTGCAGATGGCCGAAAATCCGTTTTACTGCGGCGGCAGGATAGACCCCGTGTCCGCGCTGCAGGCGCTCTACGTGGTCTCGGAGGCGCGCGACAGGGGAATTTGCGCGCGGAAGTTTTCGGCGCGGGTCGCAAAAAAATTCGGCGCCGCGGAAATCTGCGCCGAAGCCGCGCGCTACTTCGACGAAATGTTCGCGGACTCCGGAGCGCCCGACGCCCCGCCGCCCGCGGGAAAGCGCAAGCCGCCGCATTACCTCAACGCCTCGGTGTATGTCGACGAAATCGCCTCGGCCTACGGCTGGGACGCCGCGCGCATACTCGGGCTGCCTGTGGCGCAGATTTACCAGTACCTGCACCTGATACGCGAGGGCAGAAACCCGCAATACCGCTGGCGCCAGCTCTCGGACGTCGCGGCGGACAAGATTGTCAGGGCGCGGATAGAGGCGCGCAAAAGAAAGAGTTGATTATGGCCGACACGCTGCTTGCAAAACTCGGGATAAACACGGCGCCCTTCGCGCGCGGCCTCGCCGACGCGGAGGGGCAATTAAAAAAGTTTTCAAGCGTCGCAAAAGGCGCATTGGGCGTTTTGGGCGTAGGTTTCGGACTCTCCGCGATCAAGGGGTTTATAGACGAGCTCGACCGGCTCGCCAAGCGCGCGCGCGACATAGGCGTGACGGCGTCGGCCATGCAGGAAATAAGCCACCAGGCCTCCCTTGCTGGCGTGGGCGCGGAAAAGCTCGACGTCGGCTTGAAGACGCTCGCGCGCACTTACGGAAAAGACGTGAAAACCGCCATGATAGAGTTGTCGGAGCGCGTCGAAGAGGGGACTCTGTCGATAGCGGAAGCCAACAGGTATTTCGGCGAAAACGCCATGGAAATGATACGCATACTCGGCCAGGGCAAGGACGCCGTCACCCAAATGTTCGGCGCAAAGGGGATGGACGAAGCGGCCGCAGCGGCGGAGAACTTCAAAGACAGCCTTGAAAATGTCGGGAACGTGGCAAAAAAGGTCGGCGGGATGATTCTTGACGGCTGGTCGAAAATTATTGATGTCGTCATAGAAGTAGCTACTTTTCAAGAATTGGGCTCCCGCGCGACCGAAAGGGCGAACAAACGGCTCCAAGAATCGAACGAACGCTACACCGCGGCTACCATAGAAGCCGAGAAAAAGCTGAGGGCGGAGCGCGCCAAGGCTGCGGAAGAGCGCTGGAAAAATTTAAACTCGCTGGACGAGCTTGAAAAGAAGTTAACAGCCTCCCGAGAGGCCTATATGAGCACCGAGCAAAAGGTGTTTAATCTTACCCGCGACTTAAAATACCTTGAAATGGACAGGGAACTCGTAGCGGAGGGCAGCAAGGAGGACGTCGAAATTTACAGAAAAATCGTCGAGAAGACAATCGCTTTGGAAGCCGCCCAGAAGAAGTTCAAGGAGGAAAACGCCAAAAAGGACGCGGAGAGGGCAAAAAAAGCGGAAGAGGCGGAAAAGAAGCGGGCTGAAGACGAAAAGAAACGCCAGGAGGAACAAAAAAAAGCGGAAAACGAGCTGCAAAAACTTTACAAGGAGCGCGCAAACCTCGTGAAACAAATCGCTTCCGACGCAAAAAAAGCCCAGCAGGAAATGCTCAACCTCGTTTCCGAAAAAGGCGAGGGGCAGACGCAGAGCAAGGCTTCAAAAGCGCAGCGCTACAGGGATAAGGCGGAAGACGCGCGGGCGAAAGGCCGCTGGAACGACTACGCGCGCTACTCGGACCAGGCGGACAAGTACGAAAAGGAGGCGACCGACAAACGCCGCTCCGATTTGGAGACCGCAGGCAGAGAGGCTCGCCGCCGCGGCGATACAAAGACTTTTAACCGATTGCAAGAAGCCTACAAACAAGAGGGATTTGCGGCGAATCCCTCCGAGGAGCAAGTCGAGAAGCTCAAAGACATAGACGCTAACACGAAGAAAACGGCCGCCGCGCTTGAAACGCTCGTCAACGGCCTGCAGGAGACAAGGTGATGGGACGTTTTACGCGGATTTCCGAGGCCGCTTTGCGGCAATGGGGCTATCCCGATGGCCCCATAGAAATATCCTACCCGTTCGAGGACTACGGCGACCACAAGTCGATAGTCGTCAGGCGCGACTATCTCGTGGACTCGCGCTACCGGCTTTCAATGCCGCTCGACACGGACATAGACGCGGAAACCGCTTCCCTCGTGCGCGTGGAATACGACCGACTGCTCCTCGTCTCGCAGGAGTCTTCGGGCGAGGAATGCGGCCTCGCCCGCGTCAGCCGGACTTTCGCGGCGGTTCCGCAAGACCATATCGAGCGCGGGGCCCAGAACGTCCAGCTGTTCGGGCTGAACATGCCCGCGGGCTCGTGGCAGCGCGCGTGGGTGAGCTCGGCGCTGTCGGGCGGCTACTATTACTTCAACGGCATTCCGGCTGCGTGGCGCGGAAATTCGCTGCTGATGTCCTTTCCCGTAGGAGATTACAAGTCTTATTTGAATTTCTGGGTATATTGCACTCCCGAGGGGGTCTGCCGCATAAAGGAGTCCGACGCACCGCGCTACGGCATATACACGGTTCCGCAGTACCTCACGGCGTCGTGGTACCAAAACAAGTCGCGCGCGGCCCGCGTGGCGACCGTGGACGGCTTTACGCGCTATTCCTACCGGCTTCTCTCTTCGGCCGACACGCCGCTGGTGTTGCCCCAAAAGCTGACGCCCTTTTACCGCAGCGACCCGGGCAGCGCGGGCACAAGCGAAATCACGGTTTTGTCGAGCCTCACGGTTCCGACCGCCGACGAATACCTCGCCATGGCCGACGCCCATGAGGCCTACCAATACGCCGACGCGACCGTCACAAAGTGGATGGGCAACATCTACGAAATCGCCGCGCCCTATGTCTTCGCGTGCTGATTTTGCTATCTCCGTCGCCGCCAGGCTCTGCGCCGGCGGTTTCAACCCCGCGGCAGTCCTGCGCTTTTGCGGCTATCCGCGCATTACGGGGGTTGCGCAGACGCCGCGCTACACGGGCTCGCTGATCTGGGGGCTTTACTCGCTCGACGGGCGGCGCCTTGAAGTCGCATCGCTCCAGTCCAAAGGATACTCCGACCCGCGCGGAACGCACAGGGCGCTCGTGCTCGTCCTGACCCCGCACGTTTGGGCGAGCGCGATTTCCGAATCCAAAACATGCGTGCAAATCTGCGCCGCGGGGGCCCGCCCGCATTCGCTGGTGGCCGAAGACTCCGCCCGCCTCGTCAAGGCGGGGCAGGACAGCTATTATTTTTGCCCGATTTGCGGCGGCGGATACCGCCTGCCCTCCCCCGTCCTCGACGCGCTCATTCCCAAAATCCGCTGCGGGCGCATATCTTCCGTTTGACGCTGCGGCCGTATTGTATGGCCGCAGAAAAAATCGTATCGATAAACGTCGACGCCCCAAACCCGCGCTCCGCATATTCCGGCAGCCTGCCCGTCTTCACCCTCGGCAACACCCTGCGGATGCGCGTCGAACTCTACGACGGCGGCGAGCTCGCCGCGTTCGACGCCTCAAAAGACTACGTTTTCGCGCTGGGGCTTTCGGGGAGGGCGACCGGCGGGAACTACATACTCTCCTACGGCGCGGACTCGACGCCCGAACTCTCCGCCGCGGCTTCGCCCGCCGACGTCGAAAGCGCGCTCAACGCCCTCGCGGGCGTCTCGGGGGCCGGCGGCGTAAAGGTAGTGGGAGTCGCCGGCGGGCCCTATAAAATTTTCTGGAAAACCGCGGGCGCGCGCGACCAGATCGCCGCGAAGAACACCCTCTACCCCGACGCCTACGTCTATTCGAGCCCGATAGTTTCCGGCGACGATTCGACCGCCGCCCAGCAGGCGATAGCCTTTAAGCTCAGCCTGCTGTCGTCCATGTCGGACGTATCTTATCTGGACGTCGACCGGACGACTTCCACGACGAAGTACGTCGAGGTGGAAAAGCCCGTTTCCGTGACGACAAAAACGACCGTCACCGATCCCGAGACGGGCGAGACAACCACGACGGAAACGACCGAGACGCGTACCGAAACCGTCACGGAAGCGCAGGTCGAAACCGTCACGGAGAGCATTAAAGGCGCGATGGAGTTTGACCTTTCCCTCGCGACAGTCGAGGCGCTCATGGCGCTCGGGGGCTCGGCGAGCATATCGGCGCTTGCCGAGTTCGCGGAAATATCCGACGGCGGGGAAACCGCCACCCTGCTGCAGGCGGAATGCACAATACTTTCAAACGTAATACCCGACGCCGCGACGCTCACAATCGCCTCGCAGGAACTCGCCAACATGACGGCGGCGGCGAAATTTTACGCGATAGGCACGAACGACACGCCTCCGTCGATCGTTGCGGGCGCCGTGCCGGACGAAGCCGACAAGGGGTCGGCGTACTATTACGCGCAGCTTGCGGCAAACAGCGGGGCGGACGCGGAAACCTCCAAAACGTCTGCGGCGGAGAGCGCAGCGCAGGCGTCGGGCTCGGCGGAAGACGCGCAGACGTCAAAAAACGCCGCGGTATCGGCGGCGGACGGGGCTGCATCCTCGGCGCAAGCCGCAGCTCAATCGGAAACGAATGCGGCGTCTTCGGCAAGCTCGGCGCAGGCGTCGGCAACGGCCGCGTCACAATCGGAATCAAACGCGCTTGCCTCGAAGAACGCGGCGGAAGCCGCCGCGCAGATAGCGCAGGAAACCGACGCGGGAGGGCTCATGCTCTCGAAGATGGGTGCGGGGCAATTGTGGTTTAACCGCGGCAAGCTGAGCGTGGCAAACTGGACGTCGGTCGTCATTCCGCTGCCGTTTTCGCTCGCGGTCGAATACGAAATCGAAAGCTGGGACGGAATAAGCTACGAATACGACAACGAATTTTCCTTCTTCAACTGCACGAACGCCGACTGGAACGTTTCGGGATACCCGATATACGGATTCAGGCTCACGAAAGGCGGGGAATCGACCTTGGGATTCACGCTCGGCGGATGCGGCGGCGAGGGAATGGGGGTGTCGAGGGGATGGACCGGAAGCATAGCGCTGCCGACGGGCAGGCACACGGTCGTTTTAGCCGTTCCCGCGCCGGACGCAAGCGGCAACAGCCCCGCGTCGATACCGGTATACATAGACGGCGAAAACGCGGGCAGCCTCTTCGCATCAGTCGGCAAGCACAACACGTCGGTTTCATTCCAAAGGCCGCTTGTGATAAACGAGCGCGGAGTATACGCCGGCGGCGCAACCTTCAACGAATTTGAAATCGCGCTTTCGAGAATCTCGATTTTCAACTTCGATATGTCGGCGGACGGCGCGCCTTATACTGTCGCCGACTACGCGGCGGGCAAGCTTGTCCCGCCCGCGCTTTACGACCCTGCGGCGGCGCAGCGCGCGCTGCTTGCGCTCGAAGATTATTCAATCGCAGTCGGCGCTACGCGCTACGTTCCGGACGTTTCCGGCAACGCCTATGACGCGACCGTCGTCGAGAGCGGCGGCTCCGGAGACACGGCTTGGACGGGGACGGTAAAGGGTTCCCGCGACACGGCAATCAAGCGTCTTTGCGACCTTATTAACGCCAACAACCAAAGTGCCTAATATGATACAGATAACATTCCCAAACGGCGCGAAGTACAACCTTACGGGGCTTGTGATTCGCGGCAAATACATAGACAGCGACGGGACGCCCGCGCCTGGCGAATGCCCCATAGCCTACACTGAAAGTGACGTCGGCAGGCTCAACTCCATCGTTCCGCTTCAAAGCCTTTTTGCGGCGTTCACGGCTCCGTCCGAAGAGGAGGAGCCGCCCGCCGACGCGCAGGGGGACGGCTCGGCAAATTGACCAATTTGGCAATTTTTAAAATTAAACCGGAGAATGGCAAATGATGTACACAAAAGAAAAGATTGAGGCGCTCCGCACGTTTGCGAAAAAGTCGGGGCTGTCCGCGCCCGCGGAATTTTTCGAATCTCCCGCGGAGGAGCTCGCCGGCGTATGCAACGGTGTCGGAAGCTCGCAGACAACAGAGGCCGCCCGCAGAAAGCTTACAAAGAGCTTCAGGTTCGCCGAATGCTCGGCGGCGATCCACGACTGGCGCTACGCCCGCTCTGACGGCACGGAGGCAAGCCGCCTGGCGGCCGACAGGGAATTCCGCGCAAACATGCTCGACGAAATCGCCTGCCGCAGGCAATCGTGGCGCTGGTTGCGGGAATGGCAGGCCCTGCGCCTCTACAATGCCGTGCGCGAATACGGCAGGGCCGCCTGGTGCATAGCGTTCGCTGAAAGCTCAACCAAAGAGGAATCCCCAGCGGAAACGGAGGCGTCCAATGGCTGATGCAATACAATCCCTCTGGGAATCGGGGGCGCTCGGCGCGATATTCACGGGGCTCGTAACCATTCTCGGGCAACTTTCGGCGCTTAATACCCAAAAGTATACAGCGGTGCTCGACGCCCTCCAAAAGGCGCAGTCCGCCGACGTCTCGGCGCACGACGCGGCGATTGCGCGCACAAAGGAGGACGGCGGCACATGGACGCGCAGGGCTATGATGTTCGCGGCGTTCGCAATGCTCGGGGTCGCGCCGTTTGTCTTCGCGTTTTTTAAAGACATACCCGTGGCTGTCGAAACCGTCGAGCAGACGGGCGGATGGCTCTGGGGCCTGATCCCCGAAAAGGAGTCTTTCGCCGTTTCTTACGTCAACGGCTTTTACCTCGCCGACGTCTGGCGCGAATTGCTCGCAAACCTCGTTTCCGCCTATGTGGGCGCGGGAATAACCCGCAAGGCCTTTAAGCTCGGAAAATGA